CTGTTAATAATTTAGACATTGTTACAGCTGAAGAACTATTAGTTATTAAAAAACCCCCTACAGCATCACCCAAACTAACTTTTAAATTTAAGACAAATGCTTTAGGTGATGATTTTTTATCAAACAGGTTTATATGTTTTGCCTACAGATATCAATATGCCAATGGAGAGTATACGGCTACTTCTCAGTGGACAGAACCTGCGTTTGATCCTAACATATATGAGTACAACTTTGCTACTAATACGAACGAAGGAATGATAAATACCATAAGTGGTATTGATATTGTTTTTAATAGTGGTAGTAGTTTGGTAAAATCAGTACAGTTATTATATAAAGAAAGCTCTAGTAATGTTATTAAAATAATTGAAAAACTAGATAAAAATCTTTTAGGTTTTGCAGACAACATAGATTATAGTTTCGCATTTAATAATAGCAAAATATTTACAGTACTTCCAGAATCTGAGCTTTTAAGATTATATGATAATGTACCATTACGAGCTGTTGCTCAAACCATAATGGGTAATAGATTGGTATATGGAAATTACTTCGAAGGTTATGATTTAAAAGATTTATATAACAATCCCGTTCAACAGCAATACGTTGCTAGCTTGGCACA